GTCCCACCCTTGCGGTAGCCCCATCAACCAACGGGAATGTGCAGGGTTCAACTGGCCTCCACTTTCCATCTCGGCATCGGAGCCAGTCAGCATCTGACCAGTGACCGTTAGTCTTGTCGCTATGTTCGTTCCGCCCGTCATCGATGTCGGCGTTGCCCATCCCGACAACTGACCCTGCTCTGGTAAATTGTGCCCCCGACTGTTCCAATTCTTGACCGACTCTGGCTTGGACGCTCCCTTGTGATCCGCTGTCGTCGGCGTTGCCCATCCCGACAACTGTGCCGTCACGTCCAACGTGTCCGTGCTGATCTTGCCGTTCCGTATCCGACCGCCCTGATATCCACCCTTGCCGTCGCGTGTCGTCGGTGTCGGCCACGAACCAAAGACGTTGCCTGATGTGCGGAGCACCGAAGCCCGCAGAGCAGAGATCAAATGACCCGATGGCGTAGTCCTCTCCTTCCATGTCAGCTTGTACAAGGTCGATCCAACCGAGGCCGTCCTTGCTTGCAACCTGTTCGCCAAAGACCGTTGAAGGTCGGCACTGTTCGATGAGGTGGAACCAGTGAGGCCAGAGGTGTCGCTCGTCAGCCATCCCTTTTCTGCTACCTGCGTTGCTGAAAGGTTGACACGGACAAGATCCTGTCCAGACCGGTCGGTCGTCTTCCCACCCTGCGGATCGGAGTGCGTAACTCCAGACGCCGATCCCTGCGAAGAAGTGACATTGAGTAAATTCTTGAAGTTCATCTGGTCGGACATCTGATATGCTCCTCTCGTCCACTATTCCATCTGCTATATGCCCAGATCGAATTAACGATCTGAGCCACTCCGCGACGTATGGGTCTATCTCATTATAATAAGCCCATTTCTGTCCGCCTATAGATCTATGCGTCACCATGTAAAACCTCCAATATGTGAGCAATAACATCTATTGTCCAACCATTGCCTAGCATCTTATAACGTTGAGTATTTGACACAGGCTTTATCTCATTAGACATAGATATATCTGGATATTTTCTATGAAACATACCAAACTCTGTATACCCATCAGGAACCGTCTGTAATCTTTCACAATCCAATGGTAAAAGCTTACGCCAGTAGACTGAGTTGCTTTCTCCGTCTTTGCGTAACTCAAGCATTTGTTTTGGCTTGGTATCTTTACAAGCAACTCCTTTACCATACGCACCACAGATTATTTTAGGCTCTCTGTTACCACCACCCATAGTATTAATAGTTGGAGACTTACCATCAGGCGAATACACACGCTTTAATATATCGTGTCCATTAACATCGATGGCTGTTCCTACTTGTTTAGGGGTAGCATGAGTTTCTGTACCATCATCTGATTGTGTCTCTAGTATATGCCTTAACACAATACCCTGATCTTTAGGTTGCTTAATGGGCATAGCTTTGTAAGTATCCCCATCCCTTATGCCAAACCAGTAAAGTCTATATCTACTTTGTGCCGATACTAAAGCACTGTTGATTGCAACAGGTTCGAAGCCTAGCGTTTCAGATATCTTATCCTTGTACTCTTGTCGCATCCTGACATTCTCAAGAAAAATGTACTTAGGTTTCAACTCTTGTACTAAATCCCACCAGTCAAAAAACAAACTGCTTTGCTCACCTTCAACTAAACCTTTTTGTTTTCCTGCAAAGGATAGGTCAGTGCAAGGCGATCCTGCTAACATCAAATCAATCTTAGGTAATTCACTTGTGTCAATCTTTCTGACATCACCTAAGTGACATGTGTCAGGGAAATTATACCTAGCTACTGCTATAGCATACTTGTCTACCTCACTAGCATAATAAGTATTTACTTTTATCCCTGCTTTTTTCAGAGCCAGTTGTCCTCCAGATAATCCATCAAAGCAACTTAGCACATTTAATCCTTCAATCTGCATCACCATGGTTGCACCATCATTTTCAGAACACGAGCATCCACAAGTCTCCGCTTGTATTGTTCTGCGGTCGGATGATCATGAGCCAAATCCTCAAGGTGCTCAACCATGTGATCCACCGCAACCTGAAGCACGTTCTTTTCGCCTTCGCTTAAAGTCCACGCTTCCTCATTAATAATATGAATTGTGTTCGTCTCACTCATATCGATCCTCCTCAACTGGTCGCCAACATTTATCCTCGCCATTCTGATACTCACCTTCGAACATCCCACCTTCGTCCTGATAATCAGCAGAAATATCAAAGCCCATCTCGTGAAGCTTCTCCCAAATTGGAATGGGTGGTGCCCATGCCGTCCAACAACGGAACGTAAAATACTTCACAGGCATAGGATAATGATTGTCCTCTTGTGGCTCTTCAATAATCTCAGGCTCACAAATATCCCACTTCGTTAGCCAGTTTTCATTGCGCCAATCGTACCAGTTCGGACGATCCTGCGCCTCGCACATCTTGCGCTCCTCCTCGCCCAACGCACCGTGAAACATGGTACTCGGTTCTGGAATTACAGCATTCAAAAACTTCTGTTCCTTGACCGCCTCGTACAGACGGTCAATTTCTTTTGGGTCTCCTGCAAGGTAGACACTCTGATAACAATGATTAGGCATCGAAATGTCCTCTCCAAATTTTCATGGCCTCATCAAAAGACACATCATTTAATATTACCGCATCAGGCCAATGACGCTTCAAACTATCAGACTCGTATCTGATGTCATAATCATAGAGACCCATCTTACCTTCCTTATCTTTTCGGTAAACAACCTTGTTCTTTTTCAAGGCTCTCTTCACGTCTTTCTTGTACAAGAAATTAGTTACTTGCTCAGAACACCAACTCTCAAAGCTTTGCTCCAATCCTTCAGGGAAATATTTACATGGATCTGTGTTCGGTAATGATTTAAAATACTCATCAACCTTTTTCATGGTCGCACGATAGTCGCCTTTGAAATTATTGTGTGAGTAATCGCTGTCACAACCACCATGTCCGTTGTTGCTAACCAAAGAGAATGGCTTGCCGTCCAGATAGACAGTCGCAGTGTAGCAATATGTTTCCTCACTGCCTGATGCAAAATACTTGATAGCTTTCATTTCTAAATTCATAATCTTTCCTTTCTATATGTATTACAAATGTTGAATGGTTGTAGAATAGCAGATCGGGCAGGGGTGTCAACAAAAAGGTTCTGTTTACACTATTAGCTACATTCTCCAGATTTTTTGATTTTTTTTTTTTTCAAGTGGTTTTTTTTGTATTCAGCGTAAACAGCGTAAACGATGTCTTTTTTATATAGCCCAGTGTGTTTACGCCTGTTTACAAAATGACCCAATTGTTTACGGTAGTTTTCTTATATGGGTTTTTGAAAATGTCCAAGCTTGCAGAAATCTAGAAATTAAGCGTAAATACTGTAAATCTAAAATGATTGTTACTAACGAGGGGAACGATGGCTTCGATCAAAAAGAAAATTGAAGAAGAACATGGGAGACAATTGACCAACAGACAGATGACTTTTGCTACTCATATTGTGGAAGGCATCTATTCAAATGCAGAGTGTGCAAGGAAGGCAGGGTACTCTGAAGATGTAGCACCAAAGCAAGCATCAATACTTTTGAACGGTCGGGATTATCCACACGTTGTGGAGTACATCCAAGAACTGAGAGACGAAAGGGAAAGACGATATGGTGTCACAACCATTGGTCAATTGGAACGATTATATACTTTGTCTTTAGGTGCAGAAGATGCAGGACAATTCTCAGCCGCAATCAATGCGGAAAAAATCAGGTCGGCTTTGGGTGGTTTGACCATCGATAGACGAGAAACAATAAACACAATCGATCAATTATCTAGGGATGAAATCACTGCAAGATTAGCGTCTTTACAGAAACAATATCCACAGGCATTTCAGATCGATGGGGATTACAAGGATGTGACTGATGAGCAAGGGACAAGAAGCAAACTTTTGGAGCATGATAAGGCAGAACTTGCCGAAGAAGTGCTTCGCAACGAGGATTGAAAACAAGCATGGGGGCGGTGTTCCAGATTGTCATATGGTTTGGGATGGGTTGCCGTTTTGGTGTGAGTTGAAGGTAAGCAAAGGAAACGCGGTAAAAGTCTCGCCCCATCAAGTTGCATGGAATATGGCTTATTGGGCAAGAGGTGGGTCAAATTTTTTCTTAGTAAAGAGCCTCAAGGACAGCGATCTAATTTTATTTGACGGTGATCAGGGGGCAGATTTGATTAATGGTGGGATATCCATGGCACGTGGTCAACGGTTCAAGAACCTTGCGCCCTTGTTCTGCGCCTTGCGCCCTGTTTTAGAATCTAGAATGTCTTGCGCCTTGCGCCCTGCGTCTTGATTTGTTTCTTATATGCGCGTGTATCCAGGGATACTATGATTTGTGTCCAGGGAAAGAGTGAAGGGGCCGAGGCCCCTTTGTTTAATGTTCTACTATCGCTATTGATTTTGCTTTGCTCGATCCCTTGCAAAGTTTGCAAGCTGTACATTGTACCCGACGCCCCGCCTCTTTGGAAGCTGGACAAAGTGTTTCGTTTTGTTTGTCCAAGTCTAATAGATCCTTAATTACTCGGAAGGTTCGACGACCCGCTGCCCAATGTTTTTTTGCTTGCTCGTAAGTATCAGCGGATTGCATACAAATTTCGGACATTTTCCCATCTTGATGGGTGTATGCTGTCCAAGTATTAGCTTGGCTTAACAAATTATCCCAAACATAACGCGGGACGGCGGCGGGATCACCATATGTTCCGAGCCTTACAAATCGCCCTCGGCCCATGTCCGTTGCGTTGCCGTGTTCATATCGTCCAGCCTTGTAAGACTTCCAAACAATCAACGGACCTTGAAATAGTTTGACGTAACAGCGACGACCTTTTGCAAGCTTGCGTTTTGGGTCGTCGGTCGTTTCCCCTCTCATGATGCAAGAACCACAAATAGAAAAGTCTTCGCCTGTCTTGCTTGCTTCCATTGGGTTTATATCTTTACATAAAATGTATGTTTGGACTACGTGACCAGTTTTAGTGTTGCGATCTGAATAGACCGCAACAACTACAATAGGCTTATCATCTAATAGACTAGGCCCCTCATATAAAATGGCACTTTTCATTTTTGTACCTTTATATATTCACGAGTAACAATGTGTTTAAAATATAAGGCTTCGTCGTCTTCGTGCATAAACATATAAACATTTTTTAGAACATCAAAAGCCTGTTCAAATTTCTGTTTCATTTAAATTTCCTTTTGTAATAGTTGATAGATTTATTATATCAAACCACAACCAAACCACAAGCATAAAAGTCTTGCGCCTTGTTTCGTAGCTTGGATTAATCTTGCGCCTTGCGGCCTGTCTTGCGGCCTTTAGAAAAAGAAAACCCCCAGGGCCGAGGCCCCAGGGGAAAAGGAAAGTGCTCGATAACCCTCGAGCCAGGGATTAGTCCCGCAGCTTAACTCTTATCTCGTTTCTAAGCCAGCGTCTTGCGGTATCCATTGGCAAGGTAATCCCGCTTTCTGGAATAGGTTTACCGTCTGGATATAGGTTCTGTCCTATGTTTACTTGCCAGTGTCCTGGATATATCTGATTTACGTTTGGATAGTCGCTAGTGATAACACCAGCGACATAATATTCGTTTCCGTTTGTATCTTTAACCGTGCCTTCACGGTTTGATGCAAACCTTTCATCATTTCTTATCGAGGTAAGATGACGTATTGCGTCCGCAGCTTTCATTACATGATCCTTATTATTTCTTTGGCTATCAGTATCCAGACTATGATCGTTGCGCCTACGGGCAAGACAACCAAGCCGAACGACGCGAGTATGTCGAGTATATGTTTCATTTTGTTTTCCTTCCTTGCTAAATGTATAGAAGTGCTGGCCCTGGGCTGGGCCAGCCAATCAATACACTCAGTATTCTGAGGGCAACATGTGAACAAAGAACGACCCATTAGTCTGGGACCAGATCCTTAATTTTGGTAACGGAAAGTCGGTGTATTCGAATGTTTGTGTCGCGACTACGCCGCCATTACCGTCCTCGATCGAGAGTGTTCCCGTCTTATCTTTCACTGTTAGCGCACTGAAATACATATCGAGGTCGGGCAATTCCCCAAAGTCGATATGCGAGGCTAAAGCGTCGAACAGCCAGTAAGCTTGGAGTTTGTCGGCGACGTACTTAGTCCCGTCGGTAAGCACGGATCTACTTAGCGGTGTCCAGCGGTGGTATGCCTCGGTGCCAGTGAAGTTATTGAGATCGATATCTAACATTTTATTTTCCTTTCAAATAATTAATATCATGAGTGTAGCCCGATTGTGGTCGGGCTACAAGTTATTTATTGAAACAATCCAAAGCCATTGTGACCGCATATCATATCTATCTGATATTCTATTTTCTTTGCGGTCGGTTCTTTGTCAAATTCTAGCTCGGTAGGTAAGCAGAATTGAAAGCAGCTACATGTACCGAGTAAGACTTTGTGTCCCATCTCTTTGTATTTATGCGCTTGCTTGACCATTTTCTGAATGGGAGAGGTTACGAGAATTGAAGTGTCCTCTCGCAGCGGAACGTATTCAAGGTTCGTGTAGTCTTTACCATCGAAGTAAAGTAGCGCGACACCCGCGCCGCAATAACTGTTATATACTACGTCCCCAGGAACGTCGTTCTCTCTTGGTAGATCAATATATTTTTCCATTTTCTTTCCTTTCGTAATGGTGGGGAGCCGTAGCTCCCCGATTGAATTACTTGATCCATTCTTTCTTATGAGATTTGCGAGTATGTGCTTTTACTTCGACAATGGTCTCATGTTTGATAAGCTTGCCGACCGCGACCGCTTCGTCCAATAGATCGTTCTTATACTTATCGATCATACGACCGATCAAGTTAAGCTGTTTCCATGTAGCTTCGTACTCTTTTGGATTGTCGATAACTTGATCAAGTAAACCTTCGACCGCGTCATCTAATGTAAAAACTTCTTTAGCTTGCATTTTGATCTTTCCTTTCAAATTATTAAAAACGAATCACTTTAATCCGTTAATCAAAGATTAACCTGAAATAAAACAAGTTGTCAACATCAACTCAACAAATAATCTACAAGTATTAATCTTTTTTTAGGGGTTACTTTGCCCGATTGCGTCCGAGATCCGAGAACCGCGACCCCCCATCCCCCCTATTTGGGGGGACTATTTGTGTATATGCGATCTATATACATGGTTTTATAAATTCATTCGGGTATAGTTTCATTGGCCTTGTTGCTTGGTTGTTGCCTAGGGACTCCTATCCCCCAGAAAAAATTGTGGGTGTATTTTCATTTGGGTTTATTGTACAGTGGTCCCATGTCCAATGTTCTTGAAGATGCGATACATTTGTGGACGACGGTTGAGCCGTACAGCGGTTTTCCGTCTGCGACGATTGCGTGGAGGTTAATTCCTGCTATAGACAATGATCAGATTAGGTTGTTTTATCGTGATGGTGAGTGTGTTGGTTTGATCACTTGGGCATTTATGACTGAGGAAGAGTTTGATAATAGAGAGTACAGTGGCGTGGAGATATTTTCTCGTGATGAGGGAGAGGTCATGGTTTTTGTAGACATGATTGCGCCACATGGTAGAAGTGATGTATTGTGGATGTGCAAGGAAATGCGTAAACAGTTTTACACGCAATATCCTGATGTGAGGGATGTCCGAGCGCACAGAGGTAAGAGGAACGGTTCGTTCCCAAACAAAGGAGCATGGCATGAGAACGCTGCTTGAGTTAATTAGATTCGGTCCTCAAATTGCTTTCGGAGGAGACTCTGGGGGCGGCGGCGGTGGAGGAGGCGGTGGAGGAGGCGGTTCATC